TACTTGTGTCCATCCTGAACCTGAAGAGAAGAATAAGTCATCTCCACGACAAGCAAACACTTTGCTGTCATATCGCACTATACCTCTGATAACACCTGTATTCGTTACAGTATTGGTATCAAACTTCTCGTATCCTTCAACTCTTCTGTATCCACCAAAGATAGAAGGTTCAAAGTTACGCAGTATACGTGCTGAACCGGGTGCTTGAAATCCTTGCTGATAAGGAGAAAGGTTTGTTATCAAGCCACCTTTAAATTCAAATGAATGGGTTTGCCATGCGTCTGCCATTAGATAACAGACCTAGAGAATCCCATCCTACCACCACCTGTGTTCTGTGGTATCATTGTAGAACGTAAATAATATGTTCTGTTGATTAATACAATACGCATGTTCTTTATACCTTCATCAAACTTCTGTTTAGCTACCATTGCGTCTTGTGAATTACCACGGAATAAATAAGCATAATGCATTGCTCCATCTACAATAACATGTTTAAATCTTTCAGGAACAGCAGGAACATCATCATATAATTCTAAATCTACAGGAACACGATAATATTCATATACAACTGTATAGGCTTTATCAGGTTCAGGTGTAAGTAAATACTCAAGAGCAGGTCCATGTGCTACCATTTGTGGCACACCACTTCTACCATTGGTATTGTATTCTTGGTCTACATACTTATCAAGATATTCTTCATAGGCAAGTATACCTAATCTTGTTGTTGCATTTCCTAATGAGCTATCTTCTTTTATACGAAAGCTATCAAAGTCTACTAGTTTAGCATCATGTGGAAAAGCATATCTTGTTACATTAGCAGATAAAACATCTTCTTGTTCTACATGATTAAAGGGCCAATTAAATTCATGTTGGTTGATATCACGAAGAGATGCATTGATAGCATCCTTTGCTTGGGCATAAAAACCTACAGCAGTAGAAAAGTTGCTTGATGTAAGTTCTACTTCATTAAGTCTACGGTTTACTTGATTCACTAATTCTAAATAATTATATGCCATTATTTCTGCCTTATAGCTATTTTAACAGTACGTTCAGCTTGACTTCCAGTGCTGTCAATAATCCGACAAATAAATGAGTACTCTCTATTTAAAACACCACCACCTAAATTAATTGTAGCTACTGTATTTGTATTTGTTTGTGCTACATTCTGTATACTATCTGTAACTGCATTACTTGAAGCTGCAGTTAAAGTCTCACCTGCATCTATCTGTGTCTTTCCAATCTCTGATGTTTGCACAAACCATGTCACAGAAGAAATAGTAGCTGTGTCTAAAAAGCGAGACCAATCTATGCTGTAGTCTAGTTGTTCATCAGGGTCTTTAACGGGCCATCTAAATGACATTCATTCTATTCCTTATGCTGCTGCTCTTCGTTCTGCTACAGTAGATTGTCTATCTACATAGACTATACGTGGTAGCTCTGCCTTAACATATACTATTCTAGGTGCTTGCTTTTCTATTAAAACTGTTCTCTTTCTGTCGTAGAGAGCTTTAACTGCTTCAAAGTCAAATATTACACCTGTTGCTGTAACAGTATTAACAGTACTTGTAGCTGATACACCTGTTAATGAGTGTGTATTTGAGAAGGTAAAGTTACCATTAACAAAAACTGTAGCACTTACACTATCTAAAACTTCAGTTGGTTTCTCTTCTACTGTGTTTACAAAACCAACAGCTTCAACACCTGTAGGTGTTACATTTGCTGTACCTGTTAATGTAAGAGCACCTATTGTACCTGTTGCAGATACACTTCCTAGTTTTTCTATAATGTTAACAGTTACTGTGTTTACAGCACCTGTAGCACTTACGCTATCTAATGCTTCTGTAGGCTTCTCTTCTACTGTGTTTACAGCACCTGTAGCACTAACTCCTGTTATTGGAGTATTGATATTCTCTTTTACAGTATTAATTGTACCTGTAGCTGAAACACCTACAACAGAAACTTTAATAAATACATTTAAAGTTCCTACTGAACCTGTAGCACTAACGCCTGTAGAAATACGTTCTGTGACATCTATTTCAAAGCCACCTGCTACAACACTAGCAATAGTACCTGTAGCAGAAACACCACTAATACTAGCGGTAAGATTGACTACACCATATTCAGATGTTCCATATAAACCTGAACCATATCGTGCAGACTGTGCTATGATTGCCATAGCCTACTCCTTACGCTATACGTATTACAGCGTTTGATGCGTCAGCGGCAGGAAATTCAATTGTTAAGTCACCAGCAGTAGCGGAAACAGTACCACCAAAATCAATAACAGCAATTGCAGAATTTGAATTTGCTGTATTATAAATGATACATCCATCTGCGGAAACAGTTACGTCACTAAAAACTTCGTCAGTAAAATCAACAATGGCAGTAGAACCTGAAAGTGAAATAGTTGCACCGTCAAGTACTTGTCCACCAGCAGTATAGTTAGTACCTGATGCTTCATCTGAATTGCCTGTTACGTCAGAGTAATTAGTTGTACTAGCATTATATGTACCTGTAGGCGATGCTTTAATAAGAGCAAGTTTAAGTGAGTCTGTATCTAAATCGTGAAGACCACCTAGTAGCTCTGTCTTAAAGCTATTACACATTGCGGTTGTGATAGCCATTTATTAATCTCCTATAATATCAAATGTTGTAAAGGGCAACCCTAAAGCTGCCCTTCACTTACTTTAAGTTAAGCTAAAGTGTCTCTGTCTACTTCGTCAGCAGTCATGTCACCAAGACCATCAACATCCATAAGTATAGCGAAAACACGCAGTACACCATCAGAAGGTGCAGTTGTAATTGAATCTAATTCTAGGTCAATTGTATCTGCAGTACCACCGATAATTACTGGAGCAGAGCCATCTGCCATAGTAGCATATGTACCTGCAGGAGCATCAGCAGCGTCAATTTCAAATCCACCAACGAATCTGTCTACGTCTCCTCCTGTAACTCCAAGACTCATTAATGCATCTGCAGAGTTACCACCTTCAACTGTTGTGATTTCAAATCCAGCAGTCATAATCATGGTATTTGCAGGTACAGTAATTGCCTGAATAATTTCGCCAGCTTCAAGAGCACTACCTTTTGCAGTTACTGCAGCAGCTAGGTCTATTGATTTCTCAACGAAATATGGTTGTCTACCTCTTGCAGAAGAACCTCTTGCAACAGATGCGAGTGTGGAAATTGTTCCAGCAGCCATGTTTCAGTCCTCCCTTATGCTAAGTGATATTTACAAGTAGCGATTGCTTCTGGGCGAAGTATCTTTCTACCGTACAAATGCATACCACGAACAATATCAGCAAAAGAATCAGGGTCTCTGTAAGTCTCTGTCTTGTTGATTTGCTCTGCAGTAGCTACTGATGAAGAATGACCAGCAACAATTACACCATAGTTTACAGAACTGTTAGCTCCAGCAAAAGATGGACCTGTTCCTACTGATGGTAAATTGTTTGACTGATAAACCTTGAAACCATGTAGGTTGTTTAGGATTAAACCATTCTGTAGTCCTGTTCCACCAAAGTCTGCATCAAATAATCTTGAATCTTCATCCTTTAGTATCTCAATAAACACAGGGTCTAATACTAACCATCTACCATTAGTGTCAACATTCTGTTGGTCTAATAGTCTAGACATTCTAGCAACAACAGTTAATGGGTTTCTATCTCCGTTTGCAGGAGCTGCAGAAGTAGCTGCACCTGTTCTTGGTAAGATAGCCACAGCTTCAGTTGCATTACCACCGAAGTCTTCAGCATCAAGTTGCATTGAAGCTAAGAGTTCGTTAGAACCTGCAGTTGTTACTGCTTTAGTACCGTTTACAGTTGTATTAACTGTATCAGGTGACCCATGAATTGCTGATTGCGTAAAACCTGACATATAACCAAGTACGTCTTGGTCAAATTGGTCAGCTAGTCTATAAGCTGCTCTATCTGATGCTAACTGCTGAAAGTTAATATGAGAATGAGCTTCTTCAATGTCATCCACTTTAAATGCAAAGTAATTAGCTTTGTCAATTGTAAGTGAAAACTCTTCGTCATCAAGGTCTTGAGGAGTAATAGTTGTTCCTCTTGAATATGCCTTGACTGTTATTTCTGGTTCTTTGATAACCTTAACGGAATCGCCCATATTAGCAATCTCACCGAAGTAATCACTGTTAGTGATAGCTTCAGCTACAGACCCCTTGCGGAAAGCAAGTTGAACCTGTTTGCTGTAAATAATAGGACTAAAATTACCGTTAGGAAGATTACCATAACCAGCTGCTGCTGTAAATGCCATTTTTATCTCCTTAAACATTTATCTAATGTACACCAAAAGGTGTACTACCTTTTAGTCATTTTACTTTATAAGGACCATTCATGCGTTGAGGTTGTACGTGGGATAGCTAATCCTGTGTAGGCTCACATAATTGGGTAGTCTTTAAAGTTGGGTTTTCAAAGTGTAGCACAAGTAGTTTTGTATGTTAGCTAGTTTCTTATGAGAGGGAACGAGTTTAAAAGCCCATATAAAAAACACATACAAAGGTTATGTTACACTTTTAGTTATTATAGTTATACCTATAATAAATTACTTGTCAACTATTATCTTGCATTTCCTGATATATCATATATAAAATTGCCTGACCTAATAGCTTCCATTATTTGTTCTGACTTTGCTTCATATTCTTGAGGACTCATTTTTTCTACCTGAGACTCTTTAAAGCCTACGCTTTTGCTAGTTTCTGAAGGAGTCGTTTTGCCTTTCGTTGTGACTGCTTTAGCAGCACTTGTACCATTTGATTTCTCTTTTGTCTGACCAATTCCTTTGTCTGACTTATAGAGGTCAATGGCTCTTGCTGCAGATTTTGCATCATTATTATTTTCGTACAAAGCATTTTGTACCCATTGTGGTTGTTCTTCTGCCCATTCATGGAAGTCATCGCTTTCTCTTATATTTACAAAATCTGGATGCAATCTTAACAATTCAACTTCAGCTTTTTCTTTTACTGAATTTGCTTCTCTTTCATCTATTTCTTTTAGTTTTTTATTTAATTCTTCAGCTTGTTCTCTTGCTTTTTTGGTAGCGATAGTTTCAACTATAGCTGCTACATCAGGATATTCTTTTGCCCACTCATTTATATCTGCATCCGATTTAGGTAGCTTCATTTCTTTTTTTGTAGCTTTATCTAATTGTTGTTTTAATTCATTTAATTTTTTTTGAAACTCCTGTTCTTTTTCTTGAGTGTATCTTCGTAAGTCTCCATAACGTTTTTTAAAAGTTTTCTCTTCAGCAGAAGTCGGTTCTTCTTCATTTGTATTTTCCGATTCCGCAACTTGTTTTTCAGCTTCACCTTTTTGTTCTTTGATTAACTGTTCTAATTCTTCTTCTTCTTTTTTTATTCTTTCTTCTTGAGTATATGGTTTACTCATAAAGGCAACTTTTTTAGGTGTTGCTTCCGTAGTCATTACTTCTGCCATTTAATTTCTCCTTGGGGTTATCGTAGCCATTATGTTGGGGGATAAGTAGCCATTTATATATTAGGTAGTTATCGTGCTCCTAATCCACGTCTAGGTGTAGAGCCTGTAGGCGTTCTTAATCTTATTTGTGCCATAAGCTCAGGACCTAATACTTTAGCAAGTACACGACCTTCAGGTGTACCAACCAATGCTCTTATTAGATTTTTTTCCTCATCGTCTAAAGACCTAAATCTATCTCTAATTTGTTCAAAAAATTCTTCCATAATATTATACTACCTATTTAATAAAAAGTCCATGAATAAAGAATGTAATAGTTCTTAAATAATAATTAAAACCTATCTTCCATCCTTTTTTAATGCCACGACCATACGCAACAAAATCTTTGAACTCTTGATACACATTAGGAGCAGTTCCTGCATTAACATGTTTCATTCCTGCTGCCCTATAACCTTTTCTAAATGCTTCGCCATACCACTTACCGTGATATGTTTTTTGACACCATAGTTCTGCTTTTGCTTTTTCCATAGCTGTAAAACCGCCTGTAGATACTCCATGTGTTGCAATCACGCAACCACCTGGGTCTCCGCCATCTCCATCTCCTCCAGGACCATCAATACCTGCATTTGGGTCTCCTGCACTAGGGTCTCCTATATCAGAACCTCCACCGCCACCACTAGGGTCACCTACATCTGTGCTATCATCAACAGGGTCATCTCCTACAATACTTTCTTCAATGCTATCATCTGTTGAAGGGTCATCTCCTACGATACTACCTGGGTCTTCTACATCAGGTGATATATCTTCTACGTCTGCATTTATATCTAAAGACGGGTCTGTGACACCAAAATCAATACCAGTTGGGTCTGTAGGACTAGGCGATGGTACATCATCAGATATATCTTCTACATCAGGGTCTGTAATTTCATAACTTGGTATACCTAAACCACTAGCATACGAATTATACAAGTCCTTACCTTTAGCAGACATATTATTATATTCATCTTTAGATACAGGACCTCCATAGTATCCTGTTTCTGCAGATACAGACATAGCATTTGCAAAATCTGCAAAACTTGCATAGCTAGGTACACCATTAGATGTTGACATATTTCCGTTTTCATCAACTGCTATACCTGCAGCATTAAATGTTCCACCTGTAGCTACGTCTACCGAACCTGGATTATATCCATAACTAAAAGTTGGAGTAACATTTGTAAAACCTGCACCTAAACCACTGCCAAGTATTGCTGACATTTCAGTTAAACTTTTACCATAAGCCTGTTGTGATAATTGGTCAAAATTACGTTCAGGTTCTAAAGGACCAGTTGTTCCTGGGATAGCACCCATCTGTTGAGCAAGTTGTTGTTTGTCATCGACTAAAGCTTTACCTAATAGACCACCTATAATACCACCAATAGGTCCTAACATAGCAGTGCCTAACACAGAACCTGCTATAGATTTACCTTTGCCTGTGCTAAAAAAATCAGTAACACTTTTTTTACCACCCGCAGTATTTGAAGCTATTTCAGAAACTCTAGTTGTTTTAACTCCTGGTGAAGTATCATCCCCACCATCTGATTCATCTCTAACTCTAGTTGTAGGTGTGGTTGGTGTATCATCTGTTGGTGGTTTTGCTTCTTCTTTATATTCAGTATATCCTGCAGGTATAGGATAAATAGGTTTACCATTTACAAAAGGTATATATAATTCTTCACCTTGTTCATTTGTATATCTTCTTGTTTCAGTTTTTTGTAACTGACCAAACTCTGCACCTATATAATCTCTAAATGATATTGGCTCTTGATAGGAAGGTGGAGTATATGTAGGTGTTCTATATTGTTGAGCAAAGGGTATACTTACAGTCTGTTGAGGTGTAGCAAAAGAAGATTGTATCTGTTGCTGCCCTTGAGCAGGAGTAAATTGTACACCTTGAGTTTGTGGGCTTTGATAGCCTGGAACATTACTAGGCTGTAATACTTGAGGTGTTTGTATAATAGGTTGCTGCACCATGCCACCCTCTTGAAACTGTGGCTTAAATGGTAAATCATCAGACATAATAGCTTGGTCTGAATTTCCCATTTGACCCATTTGTTCCATAGTTTTTAAACCACCTTTAGCTTGCTGCCTTAATTTCATTAGTTTTTCTAAACCATGATATCTAACAACATCTGCAGGTAACACAAACTCACCTTCACTTAACTGTGCAGGTATATCATCTCTAACTTCTTTTTGAGTAGAACCAATAGGTACTTGATTTTTTGATATAGGGTCTGTTGTATCTCCTTGGTCTTTTAAACCACCGAGTTCAAACATTTCCATTTGTGTGTTTATAGGTTTTTTAGCCATTGTCTTTATTTACCTCATCTCTCAAATATTTTAGTCTACGTAACGCTGCTATTGCACCTTGAGTTCTATATATAATAACTGTATCTTCTGTTTGCTCTATAGCTTTATGATGTTGTTCTATTAAAGCATCCAAATACTTATTGAGTTGGTGCTGGTGGCTGACTAGGGGTTTGAGGTTGCCCAGTATTTGCTTGTCCATTTCCGCTAAATCCTTGTTCATTTGGTTGAGGTGCTTGACCTGTTCCTATTGTTCCACCACCTGCTCCTGTGGGGTCCATTGGGTTTGCTCCTGCTGGAGCTTGTCCTTGAGGGGGTGGTGGTCCTTGAAATTGTTTTAATAACTCCGCTTGTAAAACAGCTTCATCCATATTATTTGTAACTTTTGAAGGGTCTAAATCCATAGCTTTGGCTATTTCTCTAATAATATAATTAAACTTTGCAAACGGAGCAAGAGAAGGATTAGATGCAGTTTGTAAAAATTGCATTAACCTTTGACTACGTACTTCATTAGCCATAAGACTTTCTGTACCACGTGCATAAACTTCTAAGTCACCTCTTATTTCAGGATTAAAATTAAATTGCATATTAAATCTAAACAAACCCTCACCTAAAGGTTTAAGTAAATAATCATCTACGTTTTTAATAACTGTTTTAATACTACCACTTGCTGCATTCATTAACATAGATATACCTGATGCAGTTCTACCTACACCTGACACACCTGTTTGTCCATGAGAAAACGATGGAAGCCCTGTACTTTCATCAGCTAATTGTCTAGCTTTATCAAACAATTGTAAGTTTTCGCCAGACACATTAGGAAACTTAGTACCAAATATTGCTTGACCTGGAGCACCCCCTTGTCTTCTAAACACTTTACCTGGGTAAACAGATAAATCTTGTCCTGGTACTAAGTTTGTCTCGTCTACTTCTATTAGTAAATTTCCAGATAACACAGCATTATCAACTGCCATTCTCATAAAACCATTCATAAGAGTTTGTGTATCATCCATATTTTCTGCTAAACCCACACCAAAAAATGAATATGGGTTTAATTCATATGGTGCAGCCATATAAGGTATCTTAGCAGGTTTAAATGGATTTAAAACTACTCTTAATAATCTATCACCAGAAACCCATGCATTAATTTGTAATTCTTCTACATCTTTTAATTCTTTTGGTATGTCAACTCCTTGTTTCTCAAGTAGCTCAGTATCTATCATACCCCAATATTCAAAAACTTCAAAGCGGTCTATATCATTTTCATGATTATAATCTTGTAAATCATCTTCCCAATATTTTTTAGTGTAGTTTTCACCTGCTGTTATTACCTCTTCAATAACATTATCTCTAAAAAAGGGTCTTCTTTTTAATGCTCTTAAATCAGACCTAGACATTTTATGTCTTTCAATAACGTACTGAGCTTCTTCTATACTAGTGCTATCAGGGTCAGGATAAAAATTCCAAACAGATACATGGCTAACTTGTGGTATTGTTTTAAATACAGGTGAATACTCTCCTTCTTCATCCCAATTAGGATATTCTTTATCTACAGCAAAAGGTCCTTTCATAACACCTGTACCAAATAAAGCCATCTCAAAAGCTGTACTTCTTAAGTGTTTATTTGCATGTGACTCTTGCAACTGGTCCATGATTTGTTTTTCCATAGACTTAGCTGCAATCATAGCAGGACTAAAAGTTATCGCTGAAGGAGTTTTACCACTGCCTTCTTTAAGGTTTTCAACTTTTCCAAGCTTTTCTTCCAAAGGACCAAGCTTTTCTTGTAAAGTTTGTGCTGTAGCTCCAGCAGGTAATTCTTTACCATCACCGTTATAACCATATGGAGATTCCATATTATCCGAATCTTGTTGGTTACGTAATTGTTCAGGTTCTTTAGGGTCGAAAGAAACATCTTTTGCTACTCCTTCTGGTAGTTCAGTTGGCTCTATACTAATAGGAAATTTATTTCCTGCAAATAAAACATCAACTATTTGTCCATAAGCAGCCAATGTTTTTGTTTTAGTTATTTTAATAAATACTCTAGATTTTTCAGCTTCAGTAAATTGAACGTCAGGTCCATATATACCCCTATAATTTCTATATGCACGAACCCATCTAGATTCATCATCATATCTATGGTCTTCAGATTTTTTAAACTGACTCATAACATGATTAGCGATACCTTTTACTTCAGTATCTGTTACATTAGAATCTTCTGTATCTTCCAATGCTATTGCATCATCTTCTATATTTATTTCTTCTTCAGCCATATTAATATCCAAACGTTGAATCTGCTACAGGCATATTACCAGAAGGTCTGCCATGTGGGTCGTAATCAAATATACTAAATCTAGGTCTTGACATTATACCATACCTTAAAGCATCATATAAATGGTCTTCTGCTTTTGTGTCTACATCTTCAGGATTTTTTTTATCTAAAGGTATAGAAGGTAATTGTGAAACAATATTAGTACAACTATTAAAAAAGACTATTCTAGGTTCTTCTGTATATTCGTCTACTTGCAAACGTCTGTGTATCTCGTTTTTACCTGATACACGACTACCTTTACTTCTATCTGAAGGTCTCCAACGACACCCTCTTTGTATCATCTGTTCTGCTAGTGAAGGTCCTGTATCTCCACGTTTATGCCATAAAGAACTATCTAATACACCATACTTTATGTTACCATCTTCAGCTTCTAATTCAGTTATCATATCTGCCAAATCTGTGGCAAGGACTTTGCTAACATAGAGTTCTCTATAGACAATAAGTTGTTCAGATGGCGAGACAGCAAACCATAACACACCACTATAAGAACCATAACCATAATCACAAGCCCTAAATTTGACCCAATTACTAGGGATGTGAAAAGGCTCAACAACGTGAATGTCACGATTAAACTCCGTAAAAGCGGCACCTTCCTTAATATCCCAATCGCCCTCAAGTAATTGCCTACGCTGTTGCTCTGGAAGGGAGAGCAACATTGCTTCGTAATCACCTTCTCTAGATAAATACGGATTGTCAAATAATCTCGCAGGGATAAATTTCCTTTTAAATAATGCTTGTCCAGCCTTGCTATGTCCTGCTGGATACTTAAGTACTTCCCCGGTCTCGATATCTGTTGCATCAAATGCCTTTCCATACGGTGATGGGTCAATAAACATTTTTTTAACCCAGCCATGCCCAGGACCTCCCGGGTTTGTAGTGGCTCTCATATAGATTGGCAAATCTGACGATGCGGTTCTTAATCGTGAACGCATGTAGTTCCATGAAAATGGAGTTGCCCACTGCGTTAACTCGTCAAACCCTATCCAACTAAATGCCAATCCTTGATATCTTAATACGTCATCATCTCTGTCAAGGTATGACATCCACAATCTAGCACCTGATGGTGCTACCCATTGCATCTTTCTCTCTGACCATTTTATACCCTTCCAAATTTTAGGATATAATTCTTGTGACTTCCATACTAACTCTCTAAGTTCTTCTGTCGTATGTCTTAATAATAATCCACTAAAGGATGGATGACCCATATACCTTAGTGGGTCTGCAAGCATGGCATACGACTTACCACCACCTGCTGAACCTCCGTATAAAACTTCTCTTTCACCTGCTGCAAGAAATTCTGTTTGAGGTCCTTTGTTTGGTTTAAATATAACGTTAAGAGACTCTTCATCATCTACACGTTCTACTTCAACTACTTTAGATTTTTGAACCGAGTCTTTCTTCTTCGATGGCTTTCGCTTTCTCGATTGCTTTCTGGGCGTACTCAGACCATTTTCTAAGAGTTCTAGCTTGGTTCTTACGTTGTTGCTCATGCATTAACCTTTTTCTTAATCCTACGTGAGATATTTCTCTACCTGTTTTTTGAGTAAGCCAATTCGCAACTTGACGAAAGGAATACTGCTTTACATATTTTCTAGCCATTTCAATAGCTTCAAGTTCTAAAGGTATTGGATTAAGTACGTCAGGGTCTTCTATATCTTTTTCATATCCGAATGGTATTATACGTGATATACGTGGTATCTTAGACCACTCTTTTCCTTCTTCATCTTTTACATCGGTAGGCTGTGGTAACTTCCACTTACCTAAACTTCTTGCAGTCATGTTACTCTTTATTTTTAGGTGGCAATATCATCACTCCACCTGATGCTTCCACTTGTACCTTTTCTGTTTTAATTAAACCTACTCTGTCTAGCAGTTCCTTGCTTGCTGAGAGCTTGTCTCGTATGCCAAGCTGGGTAGGGTCATCTACACCACTTACCATAGCCACAGCAGCTTTAGGTGCGTTTCTACTCATATATATTTGTGTAGCATCCATAATTTCTTCTTTAAGAGACTTGACTATATCGGATGTGCTAGATGTTTCAGAGTACCCTGCTAATATTTTAGCTTGTGCTACATCGCCACCTGCACCATCAAATAGTACATCAAGAAACTTTTGTTGTCTTTCAGTTAATTGTCTACTCATACTGGTGGGTTCTCTCTGTAATGCTGTCTATCAACACGTGCTATCAATCTTTGTGCTCTATTAGGAGTTTGTTTGTACCAACGAGAATCTTCCATCTCATCTGCCATCTTTACCCAATCACAATCTTCTACTGCAGCAATCATGTTTTTAAACTTAGATAAACGAGGTCTGCCCAATTGAAAACACATATTAGCTAATACATGTTGTATCTCTTCAGGCAGATTATCAAATTGCGAAAACAATAGGTTACAATCTTTTATAGTCGTTTCTATGTCTTTCGCAAACCAGTCATCCACTTGTTCATGTGGAATTTTTGTACCCATAGGCTGTTCATAATATTCTTCATCCCATTCAGTTATTAGGTGTCCAATACCACCTGTAGGATATCCTTCTGAGCATCTATATGTTTCATATTTAACACCTTCATCATCTGCTATTTCATTCTGTAGTTTTATTAAATTCATTAATTACTTACTTTCCTTGATGTTGTACTAATCATGTGTTCTAGGTGACTTACTAAAATCTTTCTCATATTCTCTGCTCTTTGTCTGTTAGTAAAAGAGTATTCACGAATATCATCATTACTTATCTTGAGAGAGAATGTGTAGAAAGCACCTTGCTTAATAATACTAGAAGCACTGCCGTTGGCTACTCTAGCAGGATTAATTAATGTACCGAAGTTTGTTTCAATTATGTTTGACATTATTTCTTTCCCATAATTTTCATAGCTTGTCCTGCACCCTTGATACCAAATGATGCACTAATAGCTATAAACAAAAGATATTGATACCATTCAGGTAATGTATTCAATACCTCAAACCCTGTTCTTACATATTCTGTCATGCTTGGAATGAAAACAAGTATAGCAGGTAAAAGTAAAACTGTCAAGGCAAATTCGTCTTTCCATGAATTATCTGTGGCATCTGCCATAGACTTTTCCCATTCAACTTCGCCTGTTGCCACCTTCTCAGCTACAACTGCTTTAGCTTTAGCTTGTGCGACCTTTGCTTGTCCTTCAGCCTTAACCTTCTCAACCTTGCTGTCCATCCAAGAACTAGCGAGATTTGCGATTGGTCCTATCAACGCTGTTAACATTATTATCTCCTTTATGTTCGTGACCCATCCAAATGCCAAAGACACCTGTCATCACACCCATAACTACTGACACGAAAGCTGATTGAGCTGCAGTGGGGGAATCTAATTCCATAAACCATTCTGCACATCTCCATGACATTACTGTACTAGCAAGCATCATTAGTCTTGGTAGTATCTTCCATTTTAGAAATGTCTCAACTGTCATTGTATTAAAATCTCATTTAAACCAAATCCTTCTAATAGAACTAAAG